ATCGCCCATCTAATAGACTCACCAGGATTCCAAGTGTCAACACCTGAAGACTTAGTTTGACTATTGTCTGAGTTGTTAGCTACGTCACTTGTTCGCAAAGAAAATAAATTCTCAGTAAATGTTACTCCATCGTCATTACTTCGCTCAGACCACAATTTCAATTGAGCCGAACCTCCAGCGCCTTGAATTGTCTGATATGTAGCTGTGCCCTGCATTGAGAATGACTTGGTTGAATCATTTCTAATCCATTGAACACCGCCCGCATCGGTAATAATCGTGAACTCGCTAGAGCTTGATGGGAATAGCGAAATTCCAGTTAAGTGTGTAGGCGCATTTGGGTCTGTACTGACTGCTATTGTGTCATTTGTGTAAGCACCGAAGTGAAGAAGAGTATCACCACTGCCGGCTTCAGTTGCTGTCAATATTTCTTCGAGTAGTTTATTTCTAATACTCATAGTAATCCTTATATGGCATTCAGCCAGTCTCTTAAAAGTTGATTTCTATTGCTACCATCAGTAACCGTTCCGCCGTTAGCGACAACTATTTCGGCAAGTAATTCATTCATCGTCATGTTTCACCTCCATTTTTAGCTTATACAAAAAAGCCCACCAGTGTTAGGTGGGCTTTTGTTCAGTCTGATTTAGACTTTCGTTTCGGTTTTGGCTTTTCCTGCTCTGGGTTTGGGTCGAACTTGGAATCTACCACCTTGTAACCTTTAGCGTTCCATCCCTTCTTGACCTCAATAGAGACAGGATGAGCCAGATATTTAATCTTACTCATCCTTTACCCTTACTGGTCGATATCAGCAATAGCAAGCGTACCTGCGGTATGCTTGATTGATGTCATTACGTTATCCCAGTTAGTGCCGGTGAATAGCGCTGCATCGCTTGGAGAGCTGCCACCATTGGCGATATCCCATGCGTAACCCTTCAGTTTAACGCCGAATGAGTAATCAGCCTGCCAAGTTGTCTCAATTCGAGTTTGGCCGTTTGATGTATCAAGGTTAGTGATGATATCAGAAGAGTTATCAACGATAAGCGCACCAGCAACCAGAGATAGAACCTTAGTCTTGTTAGGCGTGCCAGCTTCAAGTAGCGCTGGAATGTCAGAAACAACCATTGTTTTACCAAGGATTGACTGAACCGTAACGTTAGATGATTCAAACAGTCGCTCGCCGTTAGCGAGACCTTTCTCGATCAACTTATGGTAAGCCGCACCAGTCATGATGTCAGCGCGAAGCATGCCTGACATATCGCCAAACTTAGCGTGAGAGCCATTGATAACCGACTGGGTTAACGCGCCAGCACCAGCAGTTCCAGCCGATACATCATTAACAAGAGCGGCGATATTCTCAATAGCAGCAACCGCACAACCAACAACAGTGTTCAACTGGTCAGCCAGTAGGGCGTCTGCAAAGCCTTGAGCAATAACGTTGATAGCTTCTTGAGGTGATGATGATAGCCAAGTAAGCTGCGAAGGTTCGAATACTACAGGGCCAAAACCGCCAGCAACTTTAACGCCGACCATTTCTTTCTCTGCAAGTGCAGTTTCCGTAGCTGTAGCTTGAGCTGCGTTACGGTCAACTCGACGCTGAGCAGATGCTAGTGAGTTGTAGAATGATTCACGCGTATAGTTACCCATCCAACTAGCCATATCGAGAACGATAGTACCAGCAGATGCCGCGTTAAATTTCTGCAAATCTTGACCTAGCAACTCAATGGTGCGAAGGCGGATTTGCTCGTCATATACTTGCATATTAGCTAATGCCATAATTTTTTACCTTTAATTTAATAAACCACTTTCACGCAAACGCTGTTCGAATGCGCCATCTTTGTTGCCATTAGCAGCCTGACCGCCTTTGTTGCCTTCTGCGCCTACACCCTGAGTGTTCGGAGCACTTAACATTGCTGACCATGTAGGGTCTGTTTTTGCAAACTCTTTAAAATCAGCAGTTGTGTTAAATTCTTTATCGCCGTGACGAATGGTTACTTTCTTATTGCCTTGTTCGTCGTAGCTAACTTCTGTGTTTGCACTCAGTAAGGCCTGAGCTGCTGGTGTGAAGTTTTCATGAACACCGCGCATAATGTCAGAATGAACCTCTGATAAATCACGCTGCTTAAGTGCGTTCTGAGCCGTTTCAGTTTGAAGTTTCATTTGAGCTGTAGTGTTAGCTAGTTGCTCTTCGTAATGCCTCTTCAGACCTTCCATATCGCCGTTAGCTTTTAGTTTGGCTTCTTCAGCAGCAGCCGCAACTTGTCGAGCGTCTTCAATCGCTTGGTCCTTAGTGCTCAAGTCAGTTTTATATGACTCAAACTTACCAAGCAACTCGGTATTCTTCGTTTTCAAGCCAGTAACATCTTCATCATGAAGTGCTGCGACCTGTTTTGCCTTGTCTTCATCAAGACCTAAAGCAAGTAATTGTTCTAAGTTCATTCCAATGCACCTTATGCGTTTGAATATATTATGCGACCTAACCGCACGAAATGATTATAACATTCAAAAGTCAATACTTACAAATTAAAGCCCCGCACAGTGGCGAGGCTTGGTTTTATTTAAACTTAGGTCCTACTTTTCTATTCCACCAACGGCGGTGTGGCATTGTTTTTATTTACCCTCCTTTCGGTAATTGGTTTTATCTACGATTGCTAGATACTCATCCTTATAGCAGTGCTCGTTACTTCTAGTGAAGTACTCAATGGAAAACGGAGCTCTTCCCGACCTTTCTGACACATAACAATACAAATCATAAGCCGCCTCCAATCGCTCACGGTCTTCGCGTTGTTGCTGGGTCTCTGGCTTTGATAGCAACTCAATATCAACGGTAACTAAATGGTGCAATGCAGGTGAGTCATTATCAGCAACTATTGCAAGTCCGTTAGTTGGGTGAAAACCACAAAATAACCAGTTAATACCATTGTAAACACACTCATCGCCATTCTCCCACTCAACCTTTTCGCTAGGCTTTTCCTCTAGTGCTGCGGCGCGTAGGATGTAGCGCTTGTTGTCATCAGGATTTGGAGTGTTCCAATCGAGATATGGATTAACAACGGTTTTTACATCTCCGTTATGGATGAGCGCAATATCACCCTCGGCAAACTTATGACCATCAGCTAAGAACTTCTCAATTGTCATGCAGTGGTCGGCAGGGCAGCACTCTTTCATTTCTCGACTCTGTATATCAAATAGGTCGAGAATTTCCTTGTCCGTACCAAAATTTCTTTTATACTCAAATATCGCACACTCTGGATTGGCAATCTTAGCCGCTTCGTAACTGTTATATGTTGTCATCTTTTACTCTCTATCATTTAAATTAAAACACCCAGTAACAATAAGCTAATGGGCGTTGGATTTAAACATCGACGGTTTGTAATTGTGAGCTAGGTCACTTAACTGATTTGATTAGCCTTGATAGTTCATTGTCCTTAGCTTCCATCTCCTTGAGGCTGAGGGGTTTTAGGTTTTTCTCATCAATCGTTAGCTTAGCGAATAACTCGGGAGTTAATGAGCCTTCCTTGATGCCTTTGCGGAATGCCTTACCTAGAGTGGGGCCAAGAATTGCGTCCTGTGATTTAGCATCTAGACCTTTAATTGCTTCGTAATAGGTTTTCTTTGAGCTAGTAACACCTGGCTCAAGTAATCCATCGTTAGCATTGCGGAAGTTTTCAGGTCGTTCGCCGCCATCGTCTTCGTGCTTATATCGTGAATCAACCTCTGGGATGTTTGCTGTCCTACAGTTAGGGTGAAATGGTGCAAATGCCTTTCTGTAGTTAGAGTCTGTCTTTAGCACAACGGTATTATCGATACCTCGGCAGTATTGAGATGTCTGGCTATCTAGGGTTGCAATCCTGCGAGTTCCAATAACAATCGGCTCCTCGTCAAAGTAAACCTTTCGAGCTGAATTGGCGTAGTGATTGGATCCACTTCTAGCAATATTCATAGCCTGCTTTCGACTCTTTACAATGCGATTATCAACCTCACTTAATACCTGCGCTGCAATCTCTCGCGTTGTCGTACCACTCACAAACCCCTGCTTAACGATGTTATCAATCTGCTCTCTATTCTGCCTAACGTAGTTGTTAAGCATCTGCGTGTAGCCGGTATATGAGTCATCGCCCAACTTAATTAGAGTGTTGTTAGCATTAGTCCTGATAACCGACTTAGATATTGATGCGGCCTCAGTTGCTTGATATAGGCTAGATAGTGTCTTAGCTTGAAAGTCTGCCTCATACTTACCTAGGTCTGCATTGTTAGCCTTGAGTGAATCCGTGTAGCCCTTCAGCTCCTCATTAACAATCTCGTCAATATCCTCTAGTAACTTAGCCTTACGATTAGACGTTAGATTCTTGCCAACCTCACGATTGATGCGAGCACTAATGCGCTCGCTCATTGAATTGATAAAAGGTTTGGACTCGTTACCATACTGCACAGCTAGGCGTTGGATGTACAATCCGTGCACAGCCTCGATGGCTGTTAGCTCCTCGTTAATCGCCACTACTCACCGCCTTGGTTAGCCAGTTGCTCACGTAGGTTGTCAATCTCCATTTGCAATTCAGCCTCACGCTCAGTTGAACCTTCAATGCCAGATTCTTCCATTTCCTCGATAAGCTCCTCGTTAGTCTTATCTGTGTATCCTGCCTTTCTAGCAGTGTTAAGCAATACTGATTGAGGTAGTGAACCACCTTGAACCGCTTGGAATACTGACTGAACATCTTGGGCTGTCATGTCGTCAGTTACGAATTGATTGTTTACCTTCAACGTGGCGTCATAATCAATAGACATAAAATCACTAGCCCAGACAAAGCACTGGTCAAGTCCTGAGGTTGTGTTGTTTGATATTCGGCGCAATTGACTTGTTGACGCGCTTGATTCAATTTCCTTCGCTCCAAGAGTTTGATTAGTTGCTGAGTCCTGAGCTACTTGAGCGCCAAGCATGATTAATCTCTTCTCATCACGCAGCATCTCAGCAGGTAATGCACCAGTAGCCTCAATCTGGAGAATCTCCATTCGACTGGTTGAGTCAAATACGTTTACATCTTTAGCGCCGACACCAATACCGCCAGGGTTCATTGCAGCAATATCTTCATTATCCATATCAGTATAGATGTTCGTTTTACCCTGAGCGTGATAATGCAAGTTATCTCGGTTGTCACAGTCGAGCATAAAGTGACCCATGTTCTGGTGAGCTAGGCCAAACATCACCGGACGGTCATAACTTGGCTTGTTATTCTCTGAGCCAAAGAACTGGAATGGAATGTAATCAAGTGGCTTACTGTCAATCATTGGGATTACTGGTTCTTCCCAATCGCCCTCACGTTTGATTCTTGATGTGTATTTACCATCAACAATTTCTAGTCGTCGAGTCTGCTCCTTGCATTCATAGTCATCATCGACCTTTTCCCAGTAATTCTCAAGCAACTCAACCATCACCAGCTTTCCAGATTGCTCAATATGCCTAACGATTGACTCAGCCATATAGCCAACTAACTTAGCGCTACCCATCTGACTGCGGGTTTTTCCTTCGTTACTTGGTGGATCAACTAATACACCATAACGAGCAGTGATTAATAACTCAGATGCAACCTCTAGAGCAAAGTCGTTAAGGGTTGAATTACCACCATCTACATTCTGAGATAGCTCGATAAGCTTTTCATTCTCAGTTTCAAACTCAACATCACGCGAGCCAATCATTCCAACATAAGCGTCATGAGTTCGGCCTGTAGCCTCGAAGAATCTACCACGGCCAAAGTAAGCTAAGCGCTTTTGATTTACCTCGGCGTGATTACTCTGTGTAATTCGGTAGTGTGGCGAGATAATGCCAAAGTATCCGTGAGAACTATCAAGCAACTTAATGGCGCCTTGCTTGCCTCGAATAGCCGCACGAACCTGTGCCCATAATGGGAGGTTGTCGGTATAACCTTTGTCTAGTTTTGTTTCCATTGTATTTACCCGTGTATTGCGAAGCGTTTGCGCTTGGCTTTGATGTACAGATGCTCACATGCATAGCGTAGGCTATCAATAAAATGGTTGAAGTCATCAACAGGCTTGTTTAGCTTCTTGCCATCCTTATTGGTTGACCATGAGTAGTTCTCAAATTCTGTTTTAAATTCCACCAGATGAGAGTTTACCACAATCTCAAACTCAAGCAGGAAGTCGACGCCGGCATTGATAGAATCGGCACCCTTCATGGCACCTCTAACTCGACAACCTTTAGCCTTTAGTGAATCAATAGACTTTGGCTCTGAGCTATCACACGTTGTTAGGTGTCGATGTGCTTTCATCTCCTTAAGCTTATCGGATATCGATGAGTTACTTAGGCCTTTCTCATAAAACCCATCATAGATATAAAGCTTCTTATTCTTTACGTCGATATAAGACTGGTTGAATGATGTAGGGTCATTCGTGTAACCAAAGTCTAGCCCCTGCACAAACTCGCAATCCACCAACTCTTCTTCTTTGATTGGCCGATACTTCACATTATGGAATACAAGACCTTCAGCAGTGCCCCAATTACCAAGCGCATAGATTGAGTAATAACGCGGGTTGGTTTGCTTCTTGTTCTGCATAACCATTTTGTAGTCATCATCAATAAACTTGTTATCAAGGAATGTGGTCTTTAGTGTAAACACATCTTCAATAGGGTCATCAAAGAACACGCGCTTCAGCCAATGCTGGTCTGATATCGGGTTGAATGTAATTGTTATCTGCTTAGTAACACCATGGTCGCCACGCAGACGTAAATCCAATTGCTCAAAGTCTTCTTGGTTTAACTCTGTTGCCTCTTCACACCATACAGATGTAACGCCCTCAATAGACTTTAGCTTTTCAACATCATCAAGACCGGTAAACATTAACTGCGAGCCGTTGTGCGGGAATTTAATGGTAAGGTCTGTGAGGTTTATCTCTGCTACTGATGTGATTGGAACGCGCCAGTTGTGACACCATTGAGAGATGATGTTTTTCATTAGGGTAAACACTGAGCGCTTAAGTGTACGGTTAACCTTTCGGACAATGAGATAGTTGTGCTTTTCGCTAAGGCATCGTATCAGTATTCGTCTAGCCACCTTATGCGACTTACCACTACCAGCTCCGCCCCATAAAACTTGGTAACGCGAAAGATTCCCATAGTAGGGAATAAATGAGGGGGAGTTGTTTTGCAGGTCTAACTTAGGCCCCGTTAAATCAAGCTTTACCATGACAGATTGCTTTCATCGACAGTTTGAACTTTGCTTTCTACTTTCTGCTTATTGTTATCAAAGCCACCAGTGAAATCAGTAAGCGTCTTGAGAGCTGCTATACGAGCTGAATGACTTGCACCCTCACCAACGTATTCAGCTTCGGCTAAAAGCTTCTCCACAAGGTCTTCAGTCGTTACAAGAGCCTTCTTGGTTGCTTTACTCATAAACTCTTGAACTGCTAGCTGTATCTCAGGTTTCCCAAGGTTTTCACTGCCAGTTTGTGATGCTGTGTTTTTACTATAACCAGCACTGATTGCAGCCTGTGTTGCATTGAATCCATTTGAGCAATAATGCTCTATAAAACTCCTCTGCTTATCTGTCAATTTAGCCATATAATCACCTTATGATTTAATGTTAATCGGCCTAGCCGAATTAGCTTGATTATATCACCATACCTAGAAATGAGAAAACCCACGGCTAAGTGGGTTTTTGTTTATTTACATTCCATATCAATCATTATCTCGTCAATGTCACCAATGCGCTCTTTGTACTTGATGTACTCTTGGTATGATTTGAACTTGGTTGTAACCTCCATATCTCCGACTTTTTTAATCTCAACAACATCAAAACTAGAATCATTGCACTTACACATTTTCACATCACTCCATCCGCTTGAGCTTGAATAGCTCTTATAGTTACCGCACTTGTCGCAAATCTCACAATTAACACTGGCCATCACCATTCCTCACTTAATTTAATATCTTCAACGCATATCCGAACCCACATCAAATCATGCAGCCTTGTTAATCTTACCCTTTGCTCTGTGGTTAGGTTTGTATTATCTAGAATCACGTACCTGGAGGGATTCCAACTTGCATTCTCAATAAGCCTTGCTGGCACATCTAAAGCCTCAAGATTAGCTTTAAAGTCTAATGCGCATAGTGGAGTTTGAAGTAGTACCTTTTCTATTGTCATGCCTTTCCGCCCCACTGATCGGCCATTGCTTTTGCTACTCCGGGAAATGTTTTGCTTCTTTCTGTCGATGCCTCTCCGGCTTTCCCTCGCTTAACTCCTTTAAGATATCTCTCATCAAATGTAACTTTCTTTCCTGACTTTGATTTATACTCAACGGTCTTAACGAGGTGTCTCACGTTGTTAGTTTCAACCAGGACTGGCAGCCCTTTAACCCAGAACATCGTTGCTTTTCTAACCGCATCGCCAAAGTGATAAGGGTGCATGGTTTTTGGTTTTGTGAAGTTATCAAGCATCCATTGATTTTCATTCATGTATCCAATTGGGTTTTCTATTGCAATTAAAGGGCAATCTGACTTTGCTATGGCGAGAAAAAACTCTGCGGCTTCTTCTCTCAACTCTCTTCTTCTAGGGTGCTTAGGGTGCGGCCTGCACTCATCCAAAGGCTTTACAACTCCGCCATTTTTGCTTGCTGCATCATCTGGATGTCTAAGCCATACATTTGCTGTGTTCGTCAAATACGTACAAGGAGGAAATGCAATAATCGCGTCCCACTTTTCACGATTAATTACTTGAATTACATCTTCCTTAATGTGCCACTCTGGATGACCGCCGCTGCACTCTTTAATGTCGCAGCTGTAAGCCTCATGACCTAATTTACGAAACTCTTTACATACTGCCTGTGACTCTTCGCATGCTATTAATACTTTCATAACTGATTCAACTCCATATTTAATTCTTGCTCTGCTACGCTATCCATAAATGATTGGTAGCACTCTTTAACGTAATCATTCCAATTCAATGAGCCTGTGTAATTATCTTCAAGCTCAGTCATGAATCGCATTTCGTACTCTTCAATCGTCATAAGGGTTAATTCCTTCGTCGATATCATCCCAGAATTGATCACCTTGAGGCGTCTCACCCCAAACGAACGAATCAATCAGTTCATTGTCATCCTCAAAAACGCACTCTTTAGATACAGACAGCACCTTGAACAGTTCAATCTCAGCCTGTGCCTTTCCGATAATATCCGACACCTGACCAAAGCATTTAAGCTCACTAACTTTAATCTTACTCATAATCACCTCTAAACATTCAATTTAAACTACCTGTGCGTTACCAGATTAAACGATAGCGCACATACCTAAGCTACCCTACCAGTTTTTATTAACTATAACTGTGAGCCGCTTCAAGTTTACGCTCTCTGCAAATCTTTAAATGACGATGGATTGTCTTTGCGCTTACTTCTAATTCATCCGCGCAATCTAAAATGGTCGCGTAGTCCTTTATTACCTCATCCATATTATTCATCTCGTAATGGGTAAGGTTTGAATCAATCTTTGGCTTGCCTTTCGATGAGCACTTAATTTTGTGCTTCTTGGTGAACCATTCCATTTGACTCTGTGAGTATCCCATCAATTCACCTACTCGACTCTTAGTGTGAATCTTTAGAAGCTCTTTAAGCTCTTTATGGTGCTTTGGGTCAACACTGCGATAAACAAAGAACCCAATCTTATTACTTACTGTCTTCCCTGCGCATTCATAGAACTTGGCCGCCTTTGCGATGGTCCCTAGCTCTTTTACTTTCGCTCTTACTTCTTCTTGCGAATAATTCGCTAATTTATATGGTCTAGCCATTTGATTAACCTCTTCAGTTGATAGATACATTATAAATACTACATCCACCAACTTCCGTGATAGGCGTCACATGTTTTGAGATTGCTCCAATTCATGCAATTCACTGTTGCGCGGCTTTGGTAGTGCTATGCCTTTTTCGATGCACCAATCCTGATGCTTCATCATTGCCATAAACCTTTGCCCCTTATCCGCTACGTTTTCGCCTTCTGATTTCCTCCAGCTCAATCTATTTCCATTCTCATCAACCCCGAGCCATTGCGACGTAAAAAGCTCGTGAGCGTCTTTTTCGTTAAAAGGGCGACTACCATACCAACTGCCGTCTTCTCGCGTCATGAGTGGCATTTTAGAGCCGTTAGCGGCCATGTAATCAGCGGTAATCTTCATCCATGAGCGCCAAAGTCGAGCCATACCCCATTTACCATTCCCATGACTTACGGTAACAACAACCTTTAGCGTGTCATTGCTACCTTCTCGAATGTCGGTCATGCCACCAACAAATCCAAACCAACCATTATCAGTAGGTGGGATAATAAATTCATGACTCATAACTACAGCCCCGTACCTTTGTTTGAACTCATCAATTTGATTCACGCTGGCGTATATGCCAAATAAACATAAACTCCGTCTACCTTCGTGTTGGCTTCGTCTAGCTTTACCCTGGCGTTGTTGTAATAAAAACACCCGCGCTTCTCGATATCCTTGAGTATCTTACCCATTGCCGCAGAGTTTCTGTGTAGCTTTGGCATTCTAAATACGTTGTTCATTTTTATCTCCATCGGTTCTTTCTATTGCGCTTTCTATCTGACTTGTTGTTACCTGTCTTGCCATCAAAGCGATGTGGTGCAATTGGCGTTGCTCTTACATCATTAAGTGCAATGTGCTTGGTCATACCTTCCCAAATAGCTGCAAGCTTTCGTTCACCCTCATCAACCTGCTCTTGAGTTACCTCAACAATCTCGATGTCGTTGTATTTGCTTTCAAGAAGCAATCTAAGCGCCTTCCCAATACCAAATCCGTGACCAATTATTCCTATTTTCATATTACTTACCTCTCAACTGGTCGGCGGTTAGTGATACTACTTCCTGATTTACGTATGAGTGCGTATACCAGTACTCATTGTATTGATACATGTAAATCAACGTTGCGCTACCGTTGTTCCAGTTGTTTAGCCATTCCGCTCCATTACCAACTAATCTCTGTATCATTTGTTTAGCGTTCTTGTTCTTCATCTCATTACCTATCTAGTTAAAAGTTTTTAGTTGGTTTTACTGCAGGAGCTTTCGCGTTTCTTACTGCAGAGTCTGCGTATGCTTGGTCTACTGGTACAAAGTGACCATTCTTCCACCCCATATAAGCCGTGCCTTGCTTTCCATGTCGAGCCTTAGCAAATCCAACCTCTGCAATATCCTTGCAAGGTGAATCCTCGTTATAAACAACATCGCGATATGGAAACAGTATCCAGTCTGCAGCGTCTTGTAATTCACTCGAGCCTTTTAGGTCACTTGCCATCGGTCGCTTATCTGCTCGTTGCTCTACGTTCTTTGATACAACCTGAGATAGTAGAATCACTGGCGTTTGAATCTTCTTGGCTAGTTCTTTTAGCTTCTTACCTACCTCACCCAATGCGCGAACTTGGTCTTGATATTGGCTTGTATCAACAAGGCCAGCGTAATCCACACAAATTAGGTTTGTTTGTGGGAATCGAGATTTGTGATCAACTGCCTGAGCGAATATCTCGTTAATGGTCAGCCCTGCAGAATCAAGAACGTGGAAGTGCTTATCCATCACTCGGCCAATACCGCCAGAAACTCGAGCAAATCCCTCTTGGTCTAACTCTCTAGGGTTTCTTAGTTTTGTGATTGATATCCCTGCCTCGATTGCAATTGAACGTTCTATTAGCTCATCCTCTGACATCTCGAGAGAGAACATCAACGCGCCGGATTCGCTGCAGGATGCTGAGTTAGAAAGCGTAACCATCAGCTCTGTCTTACCCATACCTGGGCAGCCAGCCAATACAATCAAGTCGCTCGGGTTAACACCACCCGTCATGTCGTCAATCGCATCAATACCAAACTTCAATCTACGATCGTTTTCTCCTCCCTTATGCCTATTCTCTAGGATGATTGAATAGTTCTCCGCAAGCTGACTAGCAATAACCGGTTTCTTCTTGTCAGTCTCAACAACGAGGTTCACAACTGCAGCTTCCACTTGCTGAGCAATCTCACCAATCATTGAGTCATCACTACAGCTATCGATTGATTCAATAACTCGAGTAAACTCATCTCTAGCAGTTCTTAGGTAGTAACCCTGCCTAACCTTCTTAGCAAACGTCTTTACACGCCTAGGTGTTGCGATAGACTTCTTAATCATCTCAACAAGACCCATTGAGTCCATGTTTGTTTTATCAGCCACCGCCAGAACATCAAACTCACAACCTTTTGAATGCAGCTCCTTTACTGCGGTGAACATCTGCCTGAATGAGCCGTTCTGAAACATTGCAGGTTCAATCTTATCAATCACCTCAATAAAGTCTGGCGTCTCATCTGATTGCATTAGAGCGCTTGCAAGTTCAAGTTCGTAGTTGTCGTAATTCACTAGTAATTTTCCTTAACGTTTAAAAAACACTTCTCGCCAACAAAATATTCAAATGTCTGAGCATTCCAGAATTGACCAGTGCCGTTATTCTTTGGCTGCTTCTGGAACATCCATTGTGCATCAGGATGGTCATTCAAAAACGTTAAGTAGCTCTCAAATCTTTCATAATCCAATTCGAAATCATCAAATAGTTTCTTAACTAGTTTTTTACGCTTCTCTGTCAGTTTAACGATGTTGCTTGCTTTGGTTAGTGATGAGTTGAATATCTCTTTGATTCTGTCGTAATCCAAAGATTGTTTTTTCTCTTTAGGAGAAGGAGATCTATTATCTTCTTCATTATTTACTTTATTACATTCTTTGTTTGTCGTCTCTTTAGCGTCGCCCTTCCGTCCTTTATCCGTCTCTCTTCCGTCTTCTTCCGTTGCGTTTATATCGTAAACCCTTGAATCTAAAAGCTTTGCTACCGTCCCTTTATCCGTCGCCTTTCGTCCTCTTTTGAACTCAACTAGCGTCCATTCAGATAACTGTTTTTTTGCCGTTCGGTACTGCCTTTCCGTTATTCCAAGACCCTTATGACCAATAAAACACTCTCCAATCTCAAGCTTATTTAACTTACATGGTGTTCGTCTTGCTCTTCTAGCTATAACGTTTAATACGTGGTTTGCTATTGGGTGGTTATCTAGAAAGTCAGCCTCCTCCGTTCTCATGGCCTTAATGAAACCTGTCATGTATAATTACCTTGTATTGTTAATTGCCCTTTCTTGGTCGTCAGGGCTTTTTTATTTAGTACCGTAAACCTCAAACTTATTTATCCCAACCCCCTTAAGCGCGCGACTTATCGCATCCAGAGTTTTGAATACTCGTCTCTCCTCTCTCTTGCTTGATATAATGGCAACAGTCTTATTGTTTGACGAAAGGCATAGGATGTAACCAATGCTAGTTCTCAGCGCTGAGATTGACATTACAGCCTTGTCTGATTCAGGTAGCACATCTAGAACGTGGTCGATATTATTACTAATCGCCTTTGCTGCGTCTTTCAGTAGCATACTTATTTATCCTTTTGTTTGTTTGTGTATCCCATTATATACAAAAGTGGGCAGCAGTCAATGGTAATTAGGAAATAAAAAAAGGAACCCGAAGGCTCCTTATCTTTCTTTCAACACTCCATTAATCCGCCCTATCTGTTGTATTTAGTTTTAAATGTTACTCTTGTTATGTAGTCCTGACTGATTATATCTCCGTAGCAATTTTTTAGCTCTTCGATGAGCTCTCTTAGTCCGCAAAAGCCATCCCTGACGGCGTGAAAGTCATTAAGGTCTGATACCTTTAAAAGTTCAACCTTTGTTATAATGCAATCAATTTCATTGCCAGTTTCCACATTCTCTATTGATGAGCGCCCTACATTAAAGTTTTTAATTCCAAGTCGAATCGATGTTGATTTTGACTCGAAGCACTTTATGTAATTTTCGTCTGTAAGCGTTATCTTCTTATTCATATTGCTCCATTAAGGTAAAGCTCGCGCAATCCCTTGGTTTTGGTTTATGCCCAAATTAAATAATCTGCATACAAGGCTGCTAGTAGCGGTATGAATGTCGCCCCTAAAACCCAGTCATCAACCGACATAACAGATAAATACATAATCATTAAACAGATCATCATTGTTAACATAACCTTTCTCCTATCTAAAACGGCAAACCTAAATCATTCTCTGGAAGTTTTCGCGTCTTCATGTGCAGCATCCATGTAAGGTGTGATAACCCGTTAGAAATTGTTATTGAACCATCCGACCAGTGCTTTACATTTCCACCGTCAAACATCTTGTACATTGTGAATGACTTTGTTTTTACTGCGTCGGTGCATCGAGTTTTTACATCTGTGTCGATGAATCGCTGGTTGATTATTTTACTTGCTAGGCTCATTGTTCAGCTCCAAAGCTATAAGTATGATTGCCTTCAATGCTGACCGCTTTAACCCACATCTTGCCGTTAGTGTATTCGGTGATAAAGTGCTGCTCAGAATTGCTGGTATAAACCTGACCAAGAGACCATCCACCTATATTTGCAGCGCTCATTTGTTTTACTTGGTTGAAAAGAAGTACCGTTGCTGTGTACGCGTCATCTTTATTGTCGCTGTTTACTGTTACTGTTTTCATTTGTATTGCTCCATTTCGTTAATCGCTTCTTGTTCTGTAATCCAGCCACCCGTTAATACATCACCGTCAAAGTGGACAAACCACAAGCCCATACTGTTTTGTTGTGTTGTTATCATTGATTTTCCTCGTTAAGTTCATCGGCTCTTTCCCATGCCTCTTGTAAAAAATTCCAGTCAGGGTTTTGCTCAATCACTTCACCGCAATGAGTTACGGTGAATTTGCCATCTATAATTTCTGCTTTGAACATAACGCCTCTATTTTTTATCTTGCTTTTCTATGGCTTCTACTGTTTTGTTTTCTCTGAATTTAGATGTTAAATCTGTAGCTTCGTCAATCTTATCTGACGGAATCATGTCAACAAGTCCGAGCGTCTTTTCATTCGCATCAAAGAAAAAAGCTCTACCTTCTCTAAAGTCAAAATTCACCGCCTCATTTTCATGGTAATGAACAAAACCTTTACTAGACAGGTATTTATTAAGGCCTTCGGTGTACCACATTAAAGTTTTCATTTGTTAATCCTCTTGTTTGGTTGCGTTAATTATTGCGCGACATGAAATTTATCTCAAATCGTTTGATTCAATCGTTAATTTCATTTTGAAAGGTTTTGCCTATCAATAAAAAAGGCCACCAATCGGCAGCCTCTGTTTATTCAATCTCTTTACACTTAGCTTTGTACTTGGCGATGATTTCTTTTATATCGTCGATAGTGTGCTTGTATGTTTTTGGTTGCGACTCAAGCCACTCAACTTTATCGATACCAATCTTTTTTGTTAGTCTTATTCTGTACTCCGCAAGATTGCCAGATAGGTGGTTGTTGCAAACTGAGCACGAAGCCCACACGTTCATCTCATGAAACCTTAGGTAGCTACAAGCCCCAACAGACCTGTAATGTGATGCGTGCCTTTGATGAGTTCCGTTATTTGGCTTGTCGCAACTTATACACGGCTCATCTTTATCTCTAAGGCGAACGTACCTGTTAAACCATGTTTGCGCGTCTCTGAGCCATTCAGCGCGTGTCTTTACTCTTTCCTTAGCCTTTGCGTGTTCCTTTCGTTTAATCTGTCTGCCTTTCTTAACAAGCTTATCTTTATTGCCTACCTGGTATTCTATGTAATGGTCTTTATTGCAGAATGCTTGAGCACCACGGATAAACATTGTTTCTGCCGGTTGCCTTTCTTTGCAATAACCACACTTGCGCTTTGAGTTCATACTTCCTCCGTTTGTTTCTTAAATTATATCCTACCGTGATTTTTGTTTTGTGACTTGGTTCACAGTAAGTCTGTTTGATGGTGGTTAGACTGTGTGTAATTCGAAAAGAGGATAAATAAATGAGCGATATAATTGAAGTTGAAAAAAATGTAAATACGCCAGTTGTTAGCCAACTGAACCCAATGAACCTAATGCAAGTTGCTGTTGAGTCTAACGCTGACATTGATAAGCTAGAAAAGCTCATGGCACTTCAAGAGCGATGGGAAGCCGGTAACGCAAAGAAATCATTCTACGCGGCACTTGCAGAGTTCCAAAGAAGCTGCCCGGACATCAAGAAGCTAAAGAAGGGGCACAACTACATGTACGCACCTCTTGGTGATATCGTAGCTCAAATTAAAGGTCTTCTTGCTGACTGTGGATTGTCAGTTAGGTTTGAGCAGGACCATAGCAACGGAATAACTGTAACTTGCGTTGTTAGCCACAAGGAGGGTCATAGCGAACGAACTACAATGACTGGCGGTGCTGATACATCTGGAAGCAAGAATAGCATTCAAGCTGTAGGTTCAACGGTAACTTATTTACAGCGATACACAATGACTGGAGCTTTAGGTATTACAACTGCTGATGCTGATATTGATGCTCGATTGCCGCAAGATAATTCGGTAAATATCAACGCGCCAAAAGAGATAATCAGAATCATTAAATCTCGCGGTCAATCTGAATCTGACTTTTTCGATTGGGCGTCAAGATTGATTAAGAATAAAGTTTCTTCATTCGATGATTTAAATGAAGAACAGATTCAATGGTTCCTTAAAAAGCTTGAGGTTAAATAATGATTAACGTAAACGCCGTGACGGGAGTTAACACGTTCAATATTGAGCAAGGCACAGAAGATTGGCTCAGAAGTAGAGCTGGCGTTATCACGGCCTCTAGGGCTTACTTGGTTATTGCTGATGACATAACTCCACCAATGCCAGATGATGTGGAGATAATTCCAACAGAAAAGAGAGGTGTTAATGATGTAAGTTATAGCGGGGATTCGTTTCAAGGTACAAAGGCTAACTGTGAAAAGTGGGTTCGCTCTAAACTTGAGCCGGTTATGGGTGATGGTAAAAAGTCATACATGCTAGAGTTAATAGCTCAGATTGCGACTGGCAACGTGCCGGAATCAGCAAGCTTTAAGCAGTCTGAGTGGGGGCATTTAAACGAACCTTTAGCGCGTGATGCATTTGAAGCTAAAAACTTCTGTATAGTCACTGAAGCGGGTTTAATCTATAAGGATGAATCACTATGCTGTGCAATTAGCCCCGATGGATTGCTAATGGATGAAAAACAAGGCTTGGAGATTAAAAGCCCATACACTACGCAAGTTCATCTAGATACAGTTTTGAATGGTAAAATAAAACCTGAATACCTTATTCAGTGTCAGTTCTCAATGTGGGTTACTGATTGGGATATTTGGAATTTTTGTAGTTATGACCACAGACTTAGAGGTTCGTCACAAAATAGACTACACACAGTTGTAATTGAGCGCGATGAATCTATCATGGCGAAGTTCGACAAATATGTACCAAAGTTTATTGATGAAATGGATCGTCAATTGAAAAAACTAAACTTTGAATTTAATGACCAATGGAGAGAATTTTAATGGCAATTTCTATCACAGGCAAACTAAACAAAGCAGCTAACCAATTTCAAGCTGGCGAATCAACCGGCTTTGGTGTTCGACTTGGTGTTCGATACTACGACCGTGAAACGCAGCAGAATGAGTACACGAACTACGAAGCGGTAATCTTTGCCAAAGCTCCGGCTCAAGTGCAATTCTATCAGCAAGCTCTTGTGGAAGGCTCTGTGATTGAGTTAAGTGGCACAACGCAGAAGATTAAATCTTTCGATGGACAAAACGGACAGATTTTATCTATTGAGATTCACGACGCTAAGTTAGGGTTTGTTCATACTGGCAATCAACCACAACAGCAAGCCCAGCAGCAGAATCAAGGCTATCAAAACGCGCCACAGCAACAACAGCAACAACAGCAACAACAGCAACAACAGCAGTACGCACCACAACAACAATCTCAACCTCAATACAATCAACCATCGGACGACTACGCCGACTCAATCCCGTTTTAGTAACCAACCACCCAAGCCCGCTTTAATAGTGGGCTTTCTTTTTCAATCTGTGACGACCATCACATACACAAATCAGTTTTGTTTGTATATTTAACTCAACGAAACGATAAGGAATAAACATGAGTAAGTTAGTGGAATTTAAAGAAGCGAATTTATCTAAGCTAGAATCAAAGTGGAACGGTTTGAGCAATCAAGAAGATTACACGCCAAGCTATGATGCTGGATATAACTCTGGGTTTACTCACTTTGTAGCTAGTGAGTTCTGCAATCATAATAATCAGAGTGGAGAGTATGCGAATGTCTAATACAAAAACAGGTTTAATGTTTTCAGAGTTAAGTAATAGAGTTTATTGGGGGACAATTAACACCAAGACCAATGTCGCCAGAAGCGGGAAGAAAGATGTAACTAGTGATTTTATTGGAATAATGCTCCAAAAGTTCCCAGTGGGATTTTCGCAAGACATATCTGTTAATGGTAAAACCGAAGCAACAGTTATCATGCTTGAAGAAAAGCCAGCGCACAAATACAAAGCGGCAAATGAAATGTACGAAATTCTCCAATCGATAGAAAATGACTCAAATCAAATTCCACCGTTTTTATGGGATAAAATCCAAGCTGTTCTAGCAAAAGCAAGAGGTGAGCATGTTTGACTTCAATGATAACAAAGAGCTTGTTGCATGCAGTAAGCCACCAGTTAACGGTAATATCTGTGAGAAGTTCATTGCGATTGATACCAACCTAACCAAGCTTGTGATGATGTGGAGCGATGAACTTAATGGGTTTGTAGTTGAGGCTACTGATGTGGTTTACACTTACGAGCAGTTAGAGCGTGATTTTGATAAGTTCGTATGGGTTAAAAATAATGAGCACTAAGCTAGATATGGCAAAGCTTTTTTTAGTTTGCCACCCATCAGAAAGAAGTGCACCATCAATAGCAATGATGCTTGATTGTAGCGAGTGGACAGTTAGAAGTGCTATGGAGTCACTTAACATTACTCCAATTAAGCGACCAAATGAGTGTAGAGGTTAGTATGGATAAGTTAATAGTTAATTCAGCAGCAGTGTTTTTATTATTCACGTCAATCTATGGCGTATTCATGGGAGGTTTATGATTTATGGGGAAGTATCGATTCATGCGAAACTACCACGACCACCATAAAGGCGAGGTTGTCGAAGGTATGCAGTTTGATGATAAAACTGTTATGGTGAAAACTCCGTATAATACGGATTCTGTTATTACATTTGAGCCGATGTTTCTTGGCTCTCAACGATTATTATTAAAGGTTAAGTGATGGGTGATTTAACAAAAAACATAAGTAGACATGAGTTAAAGTGCAAGTGTGGCGAGTGTGATTGTCAGTCAATGGATTACGAAACAATCATTATTGTTCAGAATTGTTGTGACCACTTCGCTAAAAAATTAGGACTTAGTAAGGTATCTGTTAGCGTTAGCAGCGCTCACAGGTGTAAATCACACAACACTTTTGTTGGTGGTAAGGATGGAAGTAAGCACCTAGACGCAATGGCGCTAGACTTTAAGATTAAAGGAGTATCTGCAAAAGACCAGTATCTATATTTAACCAATAAATACCCAGACAAGTATGGCATTGGAATGTACAGCTCTTTCACTCATGTTGATTCTAGACCTCAAAAGGCTAGATGGGGTTATTAAAAGGAAATTGAAATGAAGAAACCATCAGTAAATAAGAAAATCGTTGCGGCAGTTGTCGCGCTAATCGCTGCAATCGCTGCGTCATATGGTCTAGTTTTGGGTGATGACACTCAGGATGTAATTGTCGATGCGGCTTGCGGTGTCGCAGTGGAGTGTACAGAATGATTGAGATTCTAGGCGGTGTAGTGCTGACTTTAATTGCAGCGCTATACTTTGTGTATAACTCATGGCAATCAGAGCGTGGTAAGCGTTCAGAGGCCGAAGAGAA